AACCTTTTCTAATTCATCGAGTGCCCAGTATTCAGGCCACACGGGTCTCGGCTCTCGGTCCTCGTCTAAGATTGCTGGGAAAGAAATTTTTTCCCACTTGTCTGCTTTAGGTTCAGTTTCTGCTTTGATTAATCTTCCTGTCAAATCATCTTGAGCCCACCTTGTCATTACCAAAACAATTGAGCCTCCCGGTTGTAAACGTTGTCTTGGTCCAGACAGATACCAATCGTATGTACGCTCCATCGCAGAATCAGATAATGAATCTTGTTCCGTGTGTGGATCATCGATAATAAGTAAGTCCGCCCCTCGTCCTGTGATAGAACCGCCAACACCCGCTGCAAAGTATTCCCCACCTTGATTGGTCTCCCAACGTCCTTTTGCCTTACTATCTTCTCGTAGTCTAACATCTCCAAAGATCTGTTTATACTCTGGACTGTCAATTAAATTTCTTACCTTTGCACCGAACCTTGCAGATAATTCTGCGTTGTGGGACACTTGCATTAATTTCATTTTAGGAAACTTCCCTATCATCCAAGCTGGAAAATATATTGAAGCAAATTCTGATTTAGTGTGCCTAGGAGGCATATTTACTATGAGCCTTCCTTTTTTATGTTTTGCAATCTTTGTAAACTCAGAAGCAATATGTTGATGATGTCCCCACTTGCTCGGATCTTTATCAGTACGACAAATAAAATCTGGCCAGACTGCTTTTACAAAATACAAGAAGTTATCTTGGCATAGTTTAATATGTTTAAGCCAGGTTCTTTCGAGCCTCTCTCGTAATTGATCGGTAGTCAATAATTCTGTGTTTGTCATCTAGATTTAATATATACTTGGGTCCCCTAAAAATAAACCCCTATTCATTACAGACCTTACTACGTGTATTTGTGATACAGGGTTTAGTAAAAAGTTAATATATATAAAAAATTTTTCGTAAAAATTTTTTAATTTTTTTAATTTGGTTTTTGGTTTTTGGTTGGTACCTCTATCGAGGGTCACGCCCCACGTATCACGTGGGGCGTAAGTTGTTTATGTTTTCTTTTTTTCGTCCTCAACTAATTTATCTATATAATCTAAGATTTTATTTTGAGCGTTGTCTATGGTTTGTTTTTTAACAAGTGTCATAGCCCATAATTTATCCCCCTTCTCAATTTCAACTTGAAACCAAGAATGAAAATCAATTACTTCATTAACTGGTTCAATCATTAAATAAATATAATATTCATATCCTTTATATTTACAAAGTGATCCGAATTTATAACGCTTTATTCTTCTATCTTGAATAGTCATTAATCTATATTAACTTCTAACGTTACAGAATTAACAACCTTAGATCTATATTCATTATAGATTGTTGGTCGCTCTTTTTTTAGTCTCTCAAGATCTAAGGTGTAATATTCTTTATGCTTTGTCTTAGCATAAATATTCTTACCTTTGTATCTAGTGAAGACTTGACCTCCATTAGCATCGACAATGGTCACTGAAGGATCTTTTAAATTATCTCTAAGAGTTTTAAAAGATTTCATTTTGTTAGTTGAATCAAAGTAGTTGAATAATAATTTACTTTGTTCCGTTGTAAGCTTTAATTGCTTACTTTGTTTTTTTGTTACGTTCATATTTGACCTCCGTTTTGTTAGTTTTATATTTTTGTAACAATCCCATCTTAATGAGATTTTAAAATATTGCAAGCATTAAAAAAATAAAAATAAAAATAATTATTTCTTTATATAGCAGCCTACAAAATATCCATACTAGCCACATTAAACAGCCTGTTTAATAAAGCTATTTTCAGTCACTTTTTTTCCGAGCCCTTTAGCAACCAATCCCACAATCACGCCTCCCGGATCCTTAAACCTCAAGTCGTGCTTATCTCCATCAATAACCCTTCGACTCATCCAACGCTTAGGCAGCTTATCCTTAAACACAACAGCAACGTTTGAGCCCTTCTCCATCGCTGCTAATTGGTCGGCCTGGTTTTTTCCAGAATCGCTAAAAGTTACGTGATAGTTTTGTTTACCGTGATCAAGATAATTTAAAACTTTCGTGTAGTCGTAAAATTGCACATCTGGATGAAGATCCATAAGGCTCGACCCTCCGTCAACTTTAAACTTGAACCACGGTAGGTCGGACGTTCCATTTAATCTTACAGCGAATTTATAGCCTTGAGTCAACGCTCTTTTTTTCAGCTGCTCTATTTCCTTAGACAGCTCCCATAAAAAGCCGTTTTTATTTTCCCAAAAATAATTCGTTTTATTTATTCTGGCACGCTGCACGCTGCTCATCTGGCCACGGCCAGAAGTATTTAAACAAGGCGCAGCACATCCTCCAGGGCCTAACGTTGCCTTGGGACATACATTTTTTCCGCTTAAGTTATAAGGCGCAAGATGGAGAATCGCTGTTTTATATCCAAACTTCTCTCCCTTGGCCATCTTTGTCTGACTGTAATAATTTAATAACATGTTTACCTCTTTTTGTTTTTGTTAGTTGTGAGGGGTTAAACTTGCTAAATTCTATTTAACCTTTAATTCAAGAACGCCCCACACCATCTTATTAACACGGGATGACTCGAGCTGTCAATCTTTTTATGCTGCAGTAATTCCAGGACCAATGACTCCAGGTAGACCGGGTCAAGCTTCACGACTCAAGGACCAATGGCAGCTTAAAATTTTTTATGAGTCAAAAAAAATTAGTTAATACTAATAGCGAAAAAATCTTGCATAGGGCTTGATAGCAATATTGTTTTATTTTAGTTAATACTTAACCAAGAGAAAAGTCGCATAGGGCTTGATAGTAATATCGTTTCGGACAAAAAACTCACATAGGGCTTGATAGTAATATCGTTTCATCACGCATCATTCATGATGCGTGAGACGTGGTTCATGCGTCACGAATAAAAGTCATGGCGTCAATTAATTTTCCGAATTTTTTTACAAGTACCAAGTTTCTCGGTTCTCGGATCACGAAAATTTCTAGATTTTGAGAAGTTCTCTGCGAGAGGACTTCTCGCAAGATAAATGAAACACCACCATTTTGAAAATGTTTTAAATGCCAGTTGATCTGGTACTTTGAAAGATTGCAATTCTTGACATCATTAGACTTTAGTTCAATCCAAATACTTTTGTTATTTATCAACCAATAAACATCTGGTATTCCATTAATTGTATTACTTTCTACACGAAAAATTTGACCTTTTAACTTTAAATTTTTTATACGTTGCCAAAGTTTGCTTTCAGTTTTTTTCATTATGTTATTAGGTCAATAACATAAAAAAACCCTCTGTTCTAGGCTACCAAAACAGAGGGTAAAAACATTAATTAGTTAGTATGCATATTTCTCATAGATCGTTATCTATAACCAAAAAATGTTTAACGTATGTTTTTTTTCAAGCGTACGAGGTTCGTTCCTTTGATCAATACCCACAAAACATACAAAAATTCTAATCATTACTTAATTTCTTCCATAATTTTTGGTTCAATGTCATCACAAAGATATTCTAAAGGTTTAAATCTTATACCATCTTTTAATTTATAAAAAACTGCCTCGCCTTTTTCATTTGTAATTATTTCGTTGTCTTCGTCCATAGCGTAAAATTTAATATCCTCTACTGCAAAATGATTAGGTTTTTTATTCATGTTTTTAAATTTAATTTTACCTTGTTGTTTAAGTTGTTCAAAGCATCTATAACAGACACAACCATATTCATCTGGCATGATGTAATCTTCTTCAATTTCACAAATATTTTCATTCCAGTAATGATATTCATGGTCTTCACTATCTTTACAATGATCGCATTTACTCATTTATTTTACCTAATGGACTTTCTTTGATAACTTTTTCTTGTTCTGTCCCTTCAATTTCAAGAACATCACGATCAATCACTTCATAATCAAAACCATCTGGCAGATTATCTACTTCCATCACTGCACCACCTTCAACATAAATTTTAATTGTAGGATACATTATTCATACCTCAAAATTTCTATGTCTTGCATCATTTCATCAACATTATATTTTTGTCCAACTTCTATTTCTGCCAAGTCTTTTAATACATCATCTCCCCAAAATTGTTCATTAAAAAATTTAATTGGGTCTTCAACTTTATTTGAGGTTGGTGCACTTTCATCTCCACACCAACGAACAATAAAAAATTTTCTTCCCTTTAATTTTTCAATTAATTCATCTGTACTTGGTTCAATATCATCTAATAATTTATTATGTACTTTTCTTAAATAATGATCTAGATGCATATCCCCTATCTTAATCATTGTTTGTTTGCTTTCACTCCATAACATTCTATTCATCATTTTTTCAATGTCTTCTGGTGTCTTCTTATTATCAATAGTAGATTGTAGTTTTAATATATCTTTTAATTGCATTTTTACCTTTCTATACTTATGTTAATTACATTTGTATCTTTACTTTCAAGATCAACATATTCATCTTCATATTCTGAAAAAAAATTGATGTCAAATTGACTTTGTATTGCATCAAAAATTTCACTTTCATCATTTGTACCATAACGATAAAGGTCAATTATATTTCCATCTTTGTCTGTATCAAAATGAATATAATTTTTTCCATCATGTAAAACTTCATGTTTTTGATCAACTGTTTTTACAATTTTTATATTTTCTAAAGTTCCATTCTCACAAAGTTCTTTAACACCTTTTAATGATATTGGAACAGAGGGTCTAAAATATGTACTCATTATTTTTCAATCCTTTCTGCCGACCAAGTCCAACCAAGTGAAATATCAAACACTTTAATTGTAGTTCCATAAATATCAAAATCTTGTGATTTAATAATTATCTCTTCATCTTCGTTATAATCTTTAATTGAAATTGTATTGTCATCAATAATTTTAAATAAAGAATAATCATCTGACATTTCAGTTGCTTTTTGTATTTCATTAAATTTTTTAATTTGACTTAATTCAACTAAAGGACAGAACCAACCATTCCATCTATGTCTTGGATTTATATATGCATAAATAAATTTATTTTCCCAATGGTCGTGAAATACTTTCATTCTATCCCACTCTTTTGGAATTTCATTTACAAATTTAATATTACCTTTTTCATAATCTAAAAGAAAATCAAAACTTGTAATATCTACATTTTTTACAAATCCACCACCAATTGGCGAACATTGTAATTTGTTTTTTTGTTCATTATTGATTTCAAGATAAATATCTGATTTCTTTAAAAACAAATAACTATTGTTTTTAACTTGTTTTCTAATTTCAGATAAAGTTAATATCTCTTTTACTTCTTTTGCGACTTGTTTAGCGTCCATTGTTTTACCTCTTTGTTTTTGTTAGTTGATAAAGTTTTAAAGAATTTCTTACAATCATTCAAGTAATTTTTTGATAAATCTTTATGATCACAAGCAAAATAATTAAATAAATTTCCTTTTTTTGATCTAATCATTTTCTTTACTTTCTATTAATTCAAATTCTTCAAAATTAGAACCACATGACATACAATCAGTAGTCCCATCTTGTTCCCAAGCATCACACAAATATTTTTCTGTTTTGCATTCTGGACAAATTTTCATAATTACCTATCTCTTGAAATTGCAAAATGAGGACAAATTCTATTAATAAAAGTTAATAGATGCCATACTGCCAAATCATATGGTTTTCTATTTGTCTTGCAAAAATCAAAACTTAAATCTTGTTCTTTATACATTCGATCTTGTTCAGTCCTTGCATATTTGTATAAATAAAAATCTTCATGTTCATTATCGCCAATGCCATTAAATTTAATTACATCATCTGTGCTTTCATCAACTATTAAAAATCCAATAGTTTCTTTAATGTATTCAAATTCTTGTTTGATTTGTTTCCACTCTGTTTCTGTGAAATCGTTGTATTTATGCCAATAGTTAGTGTATCCCATTTTATTTACCTTTTTGTAGTTTTTTGATGATAGATTTTAAAACTTTAATTATCGGTTTTGACTTTGGTGTTTTATCTATTTCAAGGTCATCACTTAACCAAACAAGTAAAAAATCTTTTTCATCTTTTGTTAGTTTTATATTCATATCCCATGAAAATAAGATATTTATAAAAATAAATCAACTTAATTATTTAAAAAATTTGAGAAAAAATATCAATAAAACGCTTATAATTAGGGCTTTTTTTGGTTGAAATATAAAGAATACAACTAAATGTGTAAGAAAATTGCCCATATATCATGATAGATATACGTTAAAAATTAAAAATCAATTAAATTTTTTTTATTTCTTTTATTACAGAATTTGGAATGATTGTAGTATTACCAATGCTTTCAATATTTTCTTGATTATCAGTCAAAGAGTAGTCCCCAAAAATTCTAGTTATACCTTTTGATTGTGAAAATAAATGACCTTTAGTAATACACGTTGCAAGTTCCTCTTTTTTTAATTCATCAAAGGAACGCCAACCAGATTGAGATACTATATCGTACCATTCAACAGAGACCATTGGAAATTTATCTATGTCTTGATAAATTTTTTTTGGAATAGAAATTTTTTTATTTTTTCTTTTTTGTTTTGTCATAAAATTCTCATATAAGCTGATAGCAATATCGTTTTTTCTTTCATATAAGCTGATAGCAATATCATTTATCTTCTGTTAATATTGAAACAATCCCAACACTGGTATTTAAATGTTGGTTGTGTACTTCGTTAAAAACTGTCATCCACTTATCCGTCTTGACTAATTTTTTCTGGCGTAACGTCAATGATATTTTTGGCCTCTCCGATTTTACTTTCAAGTTCGGATAACCTCTTCTCAAGCTGCTCACGACTCATACCCTCCAATCCAACATGTGTTACTTCTTTCTTATCAACAAAAAATCCTGCCATCTGTCCACTTCTATATTCTGCATTTACTGCTACTGCGAATTGTTTTTTATCTTCTGCTTTTTTAGATAGTGTTTCAAATCTTTTATATTTTTTTAATTTATCACCTTCATGTTTTTTTAATTCTTGGTTATACTTCATTTCCATATATCTAACCACGTGTGGATTTTTATTTGGATCTGTAAGTCTTGATGCAATTTCAGTTGGTCCTTCTGGTTTATTAGAAGTATATCCAGCTCGTTTGGCTGCCTCTGTTTTAGAAATCTCTCCCCAATTAGAAACATATATATCAACAAAAGCTTTTTGTTTTAATGTTAGTTCACTAGTTGATTTTAAAGTATTTTTTCTTTTGGCCATATCTTGACCAAATATATCAGAATTTAATTTCCTAATACACTCTCCTAGAAACATTTTTTTTAAAAAATAAAATTTTGCAAAATGACGTCCTCTGTAAATAGTATATTTTTGTTTACTATATTTGTATTTAGGTGATATTTTTCCTAAAACTTCTGGGAAATTCCTGGTGTTTTCCTGGTATTTTCCTAGTCTAAGTCATTGATATTATTACTTTTTCCTAATTTCCTGGTATTTTCTTAAAATAATTTTTTTTAAAAAAAGTTTTTCTATAGAAGAGTATTAGGAACCGGGACTCGTGATCCGTGATACATTACCCCTCTACCATGTTACACGAAACATTTCGTAATATTACATATGAGCTGATAACAATATAGTTTAGAATCGTTCTAATCAGATCTAATCGTATCTAATCGTTTAGAATGGTTCTAAGTTGACAATTCATGATTAAACATATATCTATGAATTAGCAAATATCTTTCATATTTGCCTCTTTGTTAGTTAGCCAAGGTGTTAGTTTTTAACCTTTCTTACATCTTGCATCTTTCCCTCCAGATTTGCCTATAGGTCTGGAGGGTTTTTTTTGTTTACAATAATCTTTAATTTTAATAAAGTTTACATGGTTCAAACAAACTATGAATTGCGAGACTCACGGCTCTTTGATCAGAAATGTTAGTGGGTCTCGTAGTTTTAAATTTCAGCTTCTAGATTTTTTAGAAAAGATTCAATGTAAACTTCGTCAGCATGCATTATTTGTTTACGTTTATTTTCTAAATTACGTCTTAACTCACGTCTGGAATCTGAATCTATTTCCACCTTGAGTCTCTTATAGAGTAGATCATATTCATGCCACAAAAAATGTTTTCTCTTAAAT